CCAGAAAAGGTGCTCTCATATCCAAAGGCAGATATGACCTATTAATGAGAGCGTTTGTAAAATACATTCCGGTTCCTTTTAAAATTAAGCCAAAATTATGCTTCCAGTCCAACTGGAAGCATACAAAATACTTAATTTCTAGTTGAACCGACGATGTTAAAACACCGTGACATGGGCTTTCATGTCGTTCTTGGAATTATACTCATCACGAGATTGGGCTTGATTCGCTCAAGCTAGCGTTGCACTTTAAAGTCGTACTAGACTATGAAGGGGGTATAGCTTCAAGATACACAATGGGAGCTCCAATAAACATACCCAGGTTGAAATCTTCAGCAGCTGCTGCATATGTCGTAAACGACATATTAGCAAATGCACTATTTACTGTACCCGCAAACTTCCAACAACAGTTACGCGCTGTGTCTGCATCAGGTACAAATGAGGTCAATGATCGTGCATGATTGAACCTATACTTTGAGTAGAAAGGAACTTCAAAAGAAGCGACCGGTTCAACACTAGGAGCAACCAAAATCAAACCATCTGCACCTGGTTGTGCCTGATCAAAAAAGATTTGCCTTGCTGATCGAGTTGCATTGGAGACAGCGGTTCCAAACACTTGTTCAAGGTTTTCAGGTTCACACCCTGTATAACGGCTGACGGTAGGTAATGTCAACCAACTACTGCAGCAATGTGGAGGAATAGCAACTTTCCACCTAACTCCACCACGCCAGCCAACAAAACCGGATGAAACATAGCGAAGAGGTGTCAAATAACCATACAAATATGGTTTACCACCAACCATATCAGTCACAGTACTAGCTATAGAGGACTTTGCAGTATACCCCGGTTCAGTAGGAAAAGAAGAACGTTGAAGCAGAACTCCCACTCCTACACCATTACCAGTAAAGGGGAAAATGGTTTCAACCTCAGAGTAGCGTTTCAGCAAAGATCTAAAGGAACGTATAGATTCACCAAAGTGCACCATATTTGCGTGACCATGCAAGTCTCCAACTTGAGCTAGGGTATCAGCTTGTTCTGGAGCTTCTTCAGTATTTGTTTCCCCTCCAGCTACCGTAGCAATAGGAGATGATACTTCTGCTGACTGGGGTAACAACTCACGTGATTGAGGTGTGGGAACGTCTTCAAAAGATCTGTATCTTAGCTGTTGAATGGTTTTACTAGTAGGTGCAGCAACTTCAAAATCCGGTCCAGCACACATTGAAACTATGACATAAATATCATCTACTGATGCACTAGGACACACAACCTCGTTCACAACATACACTCCCAACACTCCGTTACCGAAGTTATTTGTAGAAGCGTCATATGGTAAAGGTGTGTTAGACCACATTGCAATTCCAGAATTGGCAAGAGCTTGTTCACGGTATGTAGTGGGTTGTCCCCATCCAACTGTGATTTCAAAATCCTTTGTTTCAGCAATATCAATAACTGTGTTAAAACCTAAATTATATTCAGGAGACACACGGGTAGGATCATTGTAGGTACATTCAATTTCTGGATCGTAGACGATTCGCAAGCGTCCTTTATGCATGGCACTACAAACAATTTGGAAGCGATACTTAATAGATCCCCTCCAATACTGAAATGGTGCTGCTGCAAAACAGGAAGCTGTCATATTAATACGAGGAAGGTCTGGCGTTGTAGCAGTGCTTATAGCATAGACACAAGGATCAACAATGGTATTCCATAAGATGGTTCCTGCTGGTGAAGAATTTCCTGATGTCCAAGTGAACGTGGTCACAAAAGACTCTCTTTGAGCAATGGATAAAATATCCATCTCATCTTTACCAGATAAACCAAAAGCTCGAGGATCCACTGTCAACTCCTGTTTAGTGTCTAGCGACAATTTGTTAGAGTCATCTTTGTTATCAGTGGTAGCCATATTTGCAACAGTTTTAGGCACAATGAGTGTTCGTTCAGTTTCAACCGGTTTGGAAAATCCAAACAAAGCAGCAATTGCTGATGCTGCAGAGGCTGCGATAGAAGTTGCACGAGCATAGGGACCTATAATAGGTGCATGCGATAAGGAGGAGGCTGTGTTAGCCAACGCTGTTGCACGCACGGAAAAAGTCCGATTAGTGTATTCATCTGATTGCGGCGAAATACCATCAACGTTGCAAGTTGTAGGACACGACAAAACAACATCAGTAGCCCAAGCATATACAGAGATCTGCACATCACTTGTTCCACCATTTGCATGTCGTGTCGGTGTTAGACCATAAAAGTCAAGTTGTCCCATATCATCAAATTCGCCAAGGGGTAAATCAAGAGCATTTCCAGACCATAGGAATGGTAACTCCATATCACCTCCTTGACTTGTTGTAGGGTTTAGATACAGGTGAGGTTTTTGAGATTGATTAATTATGTTATTGAAGGTAGCACTCTGCGCTCCAACGTCATCATACGTATGGAGTGGGGTGTACACCATCAAATAACGAGCATAATGCATAGGAGAACCGTTAATTAAAACTCGAATATGCAATTTAGCTCTCATCATCTTAAAATTTGAAATTCTGTTTGCTACACGCGGGTTGCGAAAATACAAACTCCAAGGATTAAATCCTGCTACTAACGTCGTAGCGTTAGTGCCAACTTGGACTTCAAAAAAACGAATTAACACTGGTCGTGAAAAGAAGTTGTTTAGATCCAAATCATTGGAAATTGTTTCTGCACGGACAGAATCCATTTCAGATGGAACAGAAACCATGGCTCCGGGAGAATAATCATGAAAAGTAACATTCTGAGTTGTGATAGAATGTCCAGTTGACTGTTCTGAAGACTGTGGATTCACAGAGTCGTTGGGAAGAAAATGAACATATTGTGAACAACAACCATTACCATAATAGTGCAAGTAAGTAACTGGCACTACAGGGTTTGGAAATTCTTTTCCTTCCTGAGATTGTGGAGCAAGAGGATCTATTGGAGAAAATTCGATTTCTTGTTCCGAGTTTTTCGACATGCGTGCTCGCAAAGGTGCAAGCATATCATAGAGGGTGTAAGCAGTAGCAACCATGAGTAACATGGAAATGCCACTGGCCACACAATCTATCGCGCCATCCAGCGCTGAAGGACAATTATAGACTTCCTCTGAGTCTTGGGCCCCTTTGAGACTTTGCGAAGGGGAAAAACGCCTATGATTTACAGGATTTTTGTTGTACAATTTTTATAGAAATGTGAAACTATGAATATACGCGCACACAATACGTACATGAAAATAAGGAGAATCCACTTGTGTTATTGTAACTATTCTACCTAGGATGATATTTTTCCTTCCAATACTCAACTCGATCATCAAACGAAACGTTGAGTATAGATAAAGGGATTTTTGCTCTTTCACAAACTACCTTCATCTGCTCCCTGCGCATTTCATAGTGGTTCTTGCCAAAAGCAAACCACTCATGCATTGCGCTCTCGACACAGCTTGCAGCAACCTCAATTGGTGAAGCACTCTTTGATTTTAAGTTACAATGTAAACTCTTGAAAATAGACATTTCATCCAGTTTCCCGATATTTCTATCAATTTCTGGAATGTAATTGCTTTTCCGCTTCAAGAAATCCACATCTTCTAGTTCCATAAAGGTGCTAGAATTGTCTCCTTTATCAGGTAAAGTAATCTTCATCGCATGTTGAGCTAAGAAATCTCGATACACTTCAAAATTAAAGCGATCATGATGTTCTTTCTTAAGACTGCCGATGAAATCATCACCATAAGTCATACAAGCCATGGCACCCCTGAAGTCCTCCACTTCAGGGAGAGCACTGAACAAGCCCATTCTCACATAGAGAGAGCCCGCAGTACTGTTTATATTTACAGTTATGTTGTTGCCAGAAGTATTCATGTTGAAAGCCATCAATAGAACACCGTTGTAATCTAGCAGTGGATGTACAATATCATTGATCATCATTCTCATTATCATTAAGTCATTGGCACAATATCCAGCCTCTTGGGCTAGACGTATATACAAACCAAGAACTGCTATAACAACTTGAGAACTCATTCTGACATCATACTTGGAATAATCCCAAGCTAAGACACCTTCCTCACTATCAAGTGAAAAAGCATATCCAACAAGAGTCTCCCAATCTGGCCCAAAGGCATTAAGCCCAACGGCACATTCTGATTCAATTGGATTTTGACACAAAAATCGCACAACAGGCAGAAAATACTTTCTGATGTGCAGACTCATAGCAACAGGTGCAGCTTGGAAAACTCGCACTTTTTCAGATCCATGCTTCGTAGGTTCATCTTTCAACGTTGCTGAACACACAGGGTAGGCTCTTTCTCCTTTAGCCCAAGCGAGATACATTCGGTCATATTCTGTTCGAACGTCCTCATGGGGTATTCTATCAATGAGCTTTTCTCCTTCTGTGATATCAGTAAACCATTTCTTCTTAGCACCAAAAATGGGAAAACCCATTCCAGTGCTCATTGGTAAAGCATCGAGAAATCTCCTACCGTCCACACCCATTATTGACTCCTTAAAAGTCAACGGTTTGAATGTGTGGGAAGTTTTCCGAATCTCTCCAACAAGTGGTCTTATCCAATCCTCACAAGCTCGTCCCAATAGAGCAGGACGAAACATAAGAGGTGGATTCGCTATGTGTTCTAATGTTGCATTGTAACCCTGCCAATTTGGGATCAAGCGAGGGGGTCCCCAGTGATTGGGAACATCGCAAATTTCTGTCACGTATGGTGATAACACACTGGGTTGAACAACACTTTTTTGCACTGTACGTAATTGAGTAGAACCCAACACATCAATACAATGTTTGTGAGTAACCCGTGCTGCCATACAATGTGGGTGAATTCTCTCGTTAACCAATACAGTTTTATTATACTGTAACCTTGGCAATTCCACAGCATGTGCGGACATCACAACACCAGGAAGATTTTCCAAAAGAGCCAGCAAACGCTGATAATCTCGTAAATTTAGGGATTGCATGATACCATCCTTAGATTCATTTCCACCCATGTGGAAACCAATCAGAACTGGTCGTTTAGTGATGCTTACAATACATCCCATACAAGATCCCACTTTAGCCAAAGTGGTGCGATACGAGCCTCCTTCAAATTCCATACTTGAATGCTTAACAGGACCCAAAGTCACTTCAACACGCTCAGCAAAAAACCTATTGGGTTCGTTGTCATATCTCATTTGATCACAAACTAGAATGTCAGACAACACTCTACCAGTGGGTGTGGCTTCAGGAAACCATTTGCTCATATCACGAAGATCTGGACAATTAGGCACAAAAGCACATGTGAGGTCCATATCAGGTGGTCGAATACACGTCGTACTATCCACAGTAAAGGAGAAAACTCCTCCAGCGGATCCATGACGAGTCACTTCCACAATTAGATGTTCAGTTGGTTCAACCTTCATATCAGCATTCTCATACCACACATGTTGAGGAAACAGTGCAACTCCTTTCCTTGGAAAGAAAATGTTGCAAGCTGTTTTTGATCCATCTGCACGTGTGAACTTAGCCCAAAAGAGATTTCGCCGAGTCAAAGATTCTGTCAATTGTTTACTAGTTGCAGTGGAATTGGAGGGTTGAGGGTGTAAGTTGAAACCCAATTTTTGCATATAGTATCCCATCCAACCAGGATGTTCCTCAGTAGGTTCACCAGCTTGTGGAACAGTAGGACATGCAAAGTACCAATCATGGAAAACTCGTAAACCCAACCCAATTACTGCAATACCAATTGTAGCAACTTCTGTTAACTTCATTTGAGGCTTTACTGACTTGACAATAGCGTCTCGTCTTGCCAGATAAGCTTCAGTCTCAGCAACAGATCTAGTGCGATAGTGGGAATACAGTGACAAGTTGATCATACCCAAACATGTGAATGGAAAACCAGATTAGCCTTTGATTCTTTACTCTTGAAGTTAGAATATGTGAAAAGACCAGCACATGCCAAAGAACCATACCACACAATTCGGAAATGTGTGCGTAGATCGTAAAAAGCAGCTCGTCGACCCCAGAATTTCATGTATTTCCTAGTAGAAGGTAATTCGAGAAACCAATTTGGCATCAACGAAAGTGCAAATGGTGTTCCATGGTAGTCCAAATTACTCTGAACCTCATATGCCAATTCCTTTGTGATCATACTAGTAATGGGTCGCCATCCCAACATCCGCCACGAAAACGAATAAGGGGTAAACCATGATTTTGCATAATCCTTAATAGAATCAGTGATGACTGTTTTCACAAAGTCTTGAACTTCGTTTGCTTGAGGGTGTATCTCACGTGACATAGGAATCATCTTTTTGACATCAACACATCGACAAACAGTCTTTGGTAGACAGCATGTTGAGCACATTTCCATTACCTCAAAATCGGCAACACGTTTCATTACATTGACCTGATTGAGCTTGTGCTTCTTAGATAGATAGACAACAGCCTCAAGATATTCATACAGCGTTAGATCTGCTGCATCGCGTAGTCCTCCTTTACCATCAGGTATCTTAACATAGACATTTGTTGGTGAAAAACCAGTTGCTGTTTGCACAGCAATGCATTCTTTAATATCAAGAAGCCAAACGTCCTTAGTCAACGGAGCCCCAATGAGTTCAGGATGACTGGGGTCAAGAGACACACCTCCAGAAGCACAATACTTTTCTTGTACTCGAACAGTGACGTGGAAAAAACGCCGCAGGATCGATTCAGGACAATTACTGTAGTGTCTAGCACCGTAGTCTTCAAGGTTGGAAGTCATCACTCCACATTTGAAATTGATAAATACAACTCCTTTAGCGTTGAGCTCAGCTTTCACAGCCTGGGCAGCAACATTGTTGAAAAACTTGATAATGACATCAGTTGGTGATCGTTCAACGAATTCGGGCTTTCCATTGCCTATATCGTCCATAAAAAGGCCAAGAATGTCAGAGGAATATGTAGAATCGTACTTGTCAAACATGTCCTTAGTAAGGACCAGTTTGGAATCGTACGCATACCCCATGGCATTCAAGGAAGTTTTCATAGTCATTTGGGCAAGTGTGGATTTACCAACACCTGTTGGTCCAACAAGACCAAACCCAATGGGCGATTCACGGATACTTGTATTTCGATGTTTCGCGATAACTCTCTGTTTGAGAACCATCAATGTAGAATATTTGTCTTGCAACCACTTAGCAGTGGGACCATCAGTTTTCACTAGTTTAAGTTCAGATGTTTGCACTTGTAATGCATCTAATCTTCTTTCAAATTCATGAATGTCTTTGCAAGCACCAGGCACTCTCTCATCGAAATTTCCTGCGATGGCAAATTCGCCATTAGCAGAAATCCAATCGTACTCATCATTATAGGCTTTCATCTTACAGTCATCATAGAGTATTGGCATCAAAGAACCAGTAGCCAAGACTTCAGCTCCGGTATCGGAGACCCAAGCAAAAGTCTTCATGACAGCATCAATAACATCTGTAGCTTTGGCTTGTTCTTTCATTGCCTCAATTTGCATCAATTTAAACCCAAAAGGATTCCAAGTGAAGGGACGTCCCTGCATGTCAAACACAGGAAGGGTCATTGCAGCTGAAATAAGATATTTAATTTTACCAAAAACAGTGTTAGTTTTGAGAGTTTCCCACCGTGCTAACATAACCTTAGAGTCAAAATCATGTGGAATAATCTCGAGCTTCATTTCCATAATAGATTTCAGCAATTCTCCCACAAAATCACACATACTCCTATCAAAATTCATCTTGATGTAAGCAAATGTGGCCATGAAGCAATCTAGGAGGGTTTCAGCTCGACAAAGCTGATATGCATAAATGCAAATGTTCTCCATATGATGAACCCATCTTTCCGCTAGACCACCACGAGGTAAGTCTTTGGGAATAAGCTTTATCATTTCAAGTACTGACTCTGGAATTTCTCCAGGGTCAGGCATTTCATTAAGGAAAGCCTCAGGGTCTTCTTTTTTATAGTTGTTAAGCAATTTATGCTGAGCAACTCTGACGACATCTTCCGTTGTAGGGAGTGCAGCAGTACTTTCTTCTTGCTGTTCTCCAAAAGATATCTTGATTGTTTTCGCGTTAGGAACAATCGGGTCATATTTTTTCTTTCCAAGCTTAGCAGATTGCTTATGCTTGCTAGTTCTAGGTGCAACAGTTTTTGAGGAAGCATGACTTCCAGGTCGTACCTTGACTTCTTTGATATTATTACGTTTCGAAGACGTAGTATGAGTCCTTATTGGTTCTAAGGGAAGGCTAGGATTCAATTCAATATCTCTGCGGTCACTGTGTAATAACACACCGCCTCTACCTGTCCTACGACGCTTACGTCGTTCAACAAGTTTCCAGTCGTTAAAAACTTCCTCCAAGAATTCAACGGAAAGATCATCTGATGGTGTTCTCCTATGAAAGGAAAAAATCCCAGGTGAACTTTCTTCAACAACATGTTGAAGCGTTTCCAAGTCGACTTCAGTGTGAACATTAGCATTGGTTAAATGCTGTGTTCTAGTTCGAATATCAAAAATGGGAATTTCAACACGAGTCGCATCATCCGATGCTGGGGGAGTTTGAGTGTCCCTTGCACTATGAGGGTGAACAATACATGATCGTTCGGAGAAAA